AGGTTGGAAAAATGCCGGTCTTGCTCCGAAGAATCGTGCGTGTGCAACAGTTGAATGACCAGCCGCCCGTCTTTGGGGATGGGGGTAGCCTCAACCGAACTGCTCGTCCACTGGGAGAGATCATCGGAGTTATAGCCGTACTGGTACACGTAGCCGTTATTGGTGGTAAAAGCAGCGTTGGTCTGCTTCCACACCGGCTTAATGGGGGGATGGGGCGGGGCGGGCTGGTTCACCGTGGTGTCCAGCGTCCAGTAGGTGCCGTCATCGGCGTACAGGCGAACCTGTATGGTAAAGTGGGTGTATTCCCCGCTACTGGCCGTTAAATCCGCTTTATACCGTGCATCCACCGACAGGTTGAACTTATCGCGGGCCTGTACGGGGATGGGGTTGGACTGGATGTAATAATACCCGCCAGCGGCGGTGTGTTCGATCACCACATAGCGCTCTTTTTCCTGGTCGGTCTGTCCTTCAAAAATGCGCTCCACATACGCCTGGGTGTTGGATTGGACGCCACTGGAGTTCTGCAGTAAACGCCAGTCCTCCAGGGTGTACTTGCGGCGGATCTTCTCCAGCCCGTCTAAGGGGTCGATAAAGGTTTCCTCGGAAAAATAAGTCGTTTCCGAGCGGGAAAAGTCAATGTTGTCAATGATCTCGCGGGGAAACTCAAAGCGGTAGGTTTCCCGGATGAACTTGTACGGCCGGGTTGTAGTGACATTGGTAGCTTCCCCGGAAAAAAAGATCGCTTCTTGGTAGCCGATCGTTTTTTGGTAGGCCTCTATGGTAGTGGTGTTTACCGTTCCATCACTGTTAAACGTGGTGATATAGGTGTCGGTTTCATCGCCTAAGTCATCCACCCGAACAATCCACCACTCCCCGCCCCGTTGCGTAAGGAAGGCCCCTTCGCCCAAAATCTTTTCCAACACCGAATAGCAATCCTCACAGGTGCCGATTTCCTCTTCAAAGGTCTTTGACCACAGATACATCACGTCAAACAAATGGCTGTCGGGATGGTTCGCTTCCCGGATGTTGTAAACGACGTTTAAGGGTAACTGCTGGCCGGTCTTTCGAAGACACCAACTGATATAATCCGCTATCCGGTAGTAGCCCCTGGGGGTAGCGTCCTCGAAGGTTTTTAATTCTTTATCCTTGAGTGTTCCCAGGCCATCGCTAGCCGTTAACGTAACCACATTAGGGTGGGGCAAAAATGGCTCTGAACAGTCAGAGAGGTTTAAAAAGCCCTTGAAAATACTATTTGCAGTATCGTTTAAATAGATCTCTACGTACCACCGGGGATCACCAGGGTCTGTCCCACCTGAAGGAATGGGCGCTTCGGCAAAGGTGGAGGCGGACACGCTGCCATCACTTAAAAATTCAATGGTGGCCTGCAGCGCCTTTATAGGGGTAAACTTGTCTTCGTTATTATCCACGGTGGCGATCTTAACCACCGAGTCGTGCCCCGCCACATCGATTTGCAACACCGTAGCCGCATCATCGACCACCAGGGAACGGTCGTAGATATCCAGGTACACCAGGGTGCCTACCAGCTCTTCGTTTTCGTCCTTTTCGGCGTTTTGAAGGGCAATATGATATTTTAGGCCGTATTTACTCATCCGTTTCTTCCTTGTTTAGCCCGAAAGCGTTGTAATACCAAATCAATGTTTTGCCCCGACACTTGGGCGACCAACCGTTCGGAATAGTTGCTGCTTTGCGGGGAGAGGAACTGTTTTAATTGATTCAGCGGGGCGATCACTTCCGGATTGGAGCGGGTGGTACCGGAGCCCTCACCCACTAATCCGAGTGTGGGGCCGAAGACCAAGCCCCCCGTGGCAAAGCCTTTGGGCTTTAGGTTCTTGATGATGCCGCCCACCGCCACCAGTCCAATACCCGCCAGGATGCCGCCCGTGGGGTCGAACTTCGACAGGGCTGCTTTCAGGGCTTTCATCAGCGTGGAGGCGACGATCATTTGTTTGCCTAAGTCCTGCAGGGCTGAACCAATGAACTCAAAGAGGCTTACAAAAGCGTCCTTGATCCCGCCGCCACTCACCAGGTCAGCGATCCCTTGGCCGATGGTGGCAAAGGCTTCGGTACCAATATTGGCAATAGCATCACGAAACGTCTTTTTAAAGTTTTGGGTTTCATCCACCGCCTGCTTAAAGGCTTTTCGAAGCGCCTCCACCAGGCCGGAGAAATTAAAGTGGGTGGAGTCGCCCAGCGCTTCGGTAAGGTCCACGTTTTTGAGGTTGCCAAAGATGTCCTCTATTTCTACGACCTGCGGGAGTTGCTCTCCGATGCGCTTAAAGGCCAGGGCATAGTCATCTAACAGCGACGTACGGTCGGGAATAGTGAACAGCCCCCCGATCTCACCGGCTCCTTTATCCAGCACACTTTGAAAGCCCCGCTGAAAGGAGTTAAAGAAATCCACCCCGTTATCTACCGGCGTGGCATTGGCTTCCACCTGTAGTTCCCCTAAGTCGATTTTGGGGGGCTTGAACTTAATTAAGCCCTCCTGGATAGAGGCCCACATCCGCTTTCCTAAGTCTACTACTTCCCTGCGGTCGCCTATCTTGGTCAGTTCGGAGAGGTCTAAGAAGTCTTGGCCCACTTTTACGGTGAACAGCCCCACGTTCTTTTGGGCAAACTCGCGAGCTGTCTCGAACATCTCATTGAGCTGCTTTTCAACATCCTGTTTGGGTGGGGTCAGGTCAAAGAATTTATCAAAGAAGTTGATCTTGGTTTTGTCCTTGTCAATGGAATCTTTGATCTTTTTATTGGGATCCAACAGGGACTCAGGGTTTAACTCTACCTGACTGCGCAGGTCATCAGCCAGTTTGTTGGCCCTGGATTGCAGGTCCAACTCCTGCTGTTTTAGTTTGGTGGTGGCTTTGATCTTGTCGTTGTAGGCCTGTTGGGCGGTGGCAATGGCTTTGGTAAAACCTACGTTGCCCTGCCCTTGTACCCCACCTTCCTGGAGGGCTTTATTGTATTGCTTTTGTCGTAATTGTAAATTCCTAAAGGCAGCGTCTTCCTCTTGCACGGCGCTGGCGCTTTGCTCCTGTACTTCCAGGAGTTGCTTTTGGATTTCCACCAGCTTATCCTGCCCGGCCCTCGCCCTGGCGGACGCTAAAATAGCTTCGGTCAGTTGGTTGTAAGCGTCCTTTGCCCCCCCGGCCAGAATGGTTTCATCCTGGATATTCTGAAAGTATTTAGGGTACTGCGTCTGCAGTTCATCGACTAATTTTTTGCGGTTGGCAAGGGAGATGTTTTGATCCTGGGTGGCATCGTAGAGAAGTTTTACTTTTTCAAGTTCTTCCTGTGCGTTTTGGGTGCCTTTGAGCCTCGATTGGGTAATGTCGTCCAGCGATTCCACAAAGGCTTGGGCGGCATCTTTGGCCTGGTCTGCGGCTTCTTTTAATTTTTTGGCTTTCAGGGTGGCATTGTCTGCCCCGCCAAACATCTTTTTAACGGCATCCACGCCGTCCAGGGCAATAAACTGAAAGGCGGCCAGGGCCAATCCTAATCCACCGGGGCCAACCAAGGAAGACCCCAATGCCCGCAGCGCCCCTTTGAGTCCACCCGCCTCTTTTTGCAGGCGTTGGAAGGATTCCAGGGCGGGGTTGAGGTTGTTGGCAATACCGATAAAGCCAAAGGGTAAGTCCTGCAGGATCCTGCCTAAGTTAGTGGTGGCTTGCATGGCTTCTGCCGATACCTTGACATAGGGACGCAGCCCATTGCCTGCTTTTTGTGCGGCCTGCCCGGCCCGGGTCATATTCTTTTCAAACGAGCCTAAACTAACCGTCGTCAGCTGCTGCTTGAGTTCAATGATGCGGCGGTTAAAGACATCAATACCCGACGTGTTGGGGGTGATGGCTTTAGCCTGCTCTAAGGCTTCGATCTCCCGCTGTAGTTGTTCGGCGGTCTTTTGGGTGTTGATAAAGGCTGATTGCAGGTCGGTGAGTCCTGAAGTGTTGACCTTTACGTCAATGCCGCCAAACTTTAGCCCTGTCAATTCCCCTTCCAGTTTTTCGATTTGAGTGGCAAAACGTATAATCTCCTCCGGTGAGGTATTGATAGTAATTGCTTTGCCCAAAGCGAAGATTTCGTTTTGGAGTTGCGCGACCGACTTCACCCCCTCGTTAAAAGCAGTAGAAAGGGCCGAGGTATTGATGCTGTCGAATTTGGTCTTTAACACATCTAACTGCTCCGTTAACCTCCCTACATCTTTGGAGCCGTTTTGGGTAGCCTGCTTTAAAGCTGTTTCTACCACCTGAATTTCTGCCTGTAACTGATCTAAGGTTTTAGTATTATTGACAAAGGCAGATTGAAGAGTCTGCAAGGAAGTAGGGTCTAAGGCAATCTTATCAAACTGAAGGCTGTTTAACTGCGCTCCCAACCGCTTTATTTCTGCGTTAAAGGAAGCCACCAATACAGGATCGGTTGCTTTTTTAACTGCCTCCTGAAGCCCCGCAAGTCGGGTTTTAATCTGTTCAATGGGGTTGATCGCTTCGGTAAAGTGTACCCTGAGTTTTTGTAGCTCCGTGGTGTCAATTTTGGGGGCTACTAAAGGCACATCAATTTTGGGAATATCAATTTTCTCTACCTTAACCGAACCCACGACTTTTAAGTTCGAGAGTTGGGAGGTGAGCCGATTCAACTGTTGCCCAAAGCGTTCCAGCACCACCGGGTCGGTGGTTTGGGCGATGGCTGTTTTGAGCGAATGAACCTGCTCCTCCAGTTGCTCGACCGACTTATCCGCACTGGAAAACGCAGCTACTAAGGCTGATAAATTAACGGAAGCGCCAAACTCTTTTAACAGGTTTTCCACCCCTAAGACCTTGGCCGTGACCTGGTCGAAGGTGTTGCCGATCACCTGCCCCTGACCGGATAGGCCGGCGGCAAAGTTTTCCCGGGCAATCTCTTGCAAGGTGGCCGGTAAGTTCGTAGCGGCGGCTTTATTGAGCGTAACACCTAAAGCCGCTACAGTGGCCTGTACCTGCTCTACCTGTGGGTTGACCGCAGCGATGGCATTTTTAAACTCCCGGATCGGGGTGACATCAAAAGTAAACGGTACGTTTTGGGGTTGTACATCAACCTTTTCGATTTTAAGGCTGGCTGCTACCGGAATGGTCTTGGCCTTGTTGCGGAGTTGATCCAACCGGGTGTTAAAGGCATCCAGGATGGCGGGGTTGGTGGCGAGTTTCACCGCTTGGCCCACCGCCTCGATTTCACGCTCTAGTTGGGCAGCGGATTTGGTGCCGCCTTCAAAAGCGGAGACTAAATGGGAAAGGTTAATGCCTTCGCCAAAGGTCTGTAGTTCTTTTTCCAGCCCTAAGGCTTTGGCTACCGCTTGATCCACGTTTTTATTGACCGATTGCCGCAGTGAATCAAACGCCCCTGAAAAATCCAGGCTGTCAATCTGCTGCGCTGCCCCGGCAATCTTGGTAAAAGAATTGGAAGCCGCAATACCCGTTTGATTCACGGAGGCGATCACGTTTTGCAGCCCTGCGGGAATCTTCGAAAATTCTTTTTCCGTAAGTCCGGCGCTCACCACCACATCCGTAAACGACTTCTCGCCTTTCTGTAGTTGGGTAAACGTGGCGGTTAGGGCTTGGTTAGCTGCCTGCGCATCGCCTGCAAACTGCCGAAGGAAGGAAGAGCCAAAGATTTGAGTGAACTCTTTTACCGAAGGAATCAGGGCGTTAAAGGTATTGGCCTGCTCCTGTAAGGCTATTGTGGTACTCTCAATCCCTGAAAGGTTGGGGGTAGCCGAAAAAGATCCTTGTAACACTGCTCCCGCCCCGGCCATCTTTTCTGCGGCCGAAACAATCTCTCCTGAGGAAGCAACAAAGGATTGAGAGAACTTCTGGGTAGAAAACCCTTTTAAAGCCCCGGTCATCCCGTTTAAGGCCGATTGCACCGTTCGGGTCGTAGCAGCGGAGATGGTACCGGTTTTGGTGAGGTCATCCAACAGGGCTTTGAGTCCTGCGGCGGCCTGTTGCACATCGGCTTTGACTTTTATTTCAAGTGTGGGGGTCAATTTGTTTTTGTTTTTCTTCTAAGCGTTTGCGGGCCGTGGCTTCCCGTTTTTGTTTTAAGTATTCCTGTACCCGCTCGTCGTAGGCTCTTTTTTGATCCGCCTTTTCCTTACCAATCAACTCCTCGTCCTTGTAAATGGGCCACAACTTCATCATTTGCCTTAGCGTGGGCGGCTTTTGCACCTGAGAGGAAATCACAAACAGCGTTTGGGTGCGCAGCGCCCGCTCCAGGTGTACCTGTTGATCCAACAGTCCATCATAAGCGATCAGGGCGTCTTCTAAGTCGGCCCTATAGAACGTGTCCGGTGTCCAGCCCAGCGCCATACACTTGCGCTGCAAAAACTCCAGGGTGAACCACGCACTCTCTACTTCTTTCCCCCCCTTTTCGGGGGCTTTTCGTTTGGGTCACCATCCCCTTTGAACAGACCAACCACCTCCACTACAATCCGGCTGGCTTCGGTCATGTCGAGGGCTTCGATTACCCCTTGGATCTGCTCTTTGGTGAGCAAAGGATCCAGGGCCTTCACCTTGCAGTGGGCGTAGTGCCCCGCGGCAATAAAGGCCGCTGCATAGTCGTAAATCTTTAGCCCGGTGGCGTCCTCTATCAAGGGATTCGAGAGCAGGTCCTGTCCGGTGATTGACTTAAATTCTTTGTAAAAGGCCACCACCCGTAAATTGATTTCCAGGGGTTGGCCGCTGAGGGTAATTGTACTTTGCATAGTTGGTTTATTGAAAAAAAGCCCTGCCTAACAGGGCTTTTCGTTTAGCTGGATACATCACCGTCCAAATCGGTCACCGAGAAGGTGAAGGATACCGTAGCCACTTCATCACCGGGGTTACTAAGGGTCGATTGGGTAAAATACCCCACCCCCGTATGTGAGAAGGCTTGTCCGGCAGTGAAGGAACCGACGGCCTCGTGTTCGTATTTAAAATGCAACTGGGTTTTTTGCTTCTGCCAGCCCTGAATATCGTTGTACGAATATTCATCGGTGCCGGGGTCGGCATTTAATACCAGGTTGCCGGAAATAGTGGCATCTACGGCACTAATTCCTTTGAAGGTGGAACACTTTGTTTTTTTGGTGGTAACATCGTTACTTAAATCAAACTGCGAATCTTCTTCGCAGACACCGGATAACCATGTGGCTCCACCGTCTGTAGAAACTTTAAGTACGGTGAGCGAACCCTGAATGCTATTATCTACTGCCATTTTCTAATTAGAGTTTGAATTTGATTGAATATTGTTTTTTAGGTGTGACTGATGCGCTGTGTCCACCTGGTGATTTTGCGGTAGTACCGCTTTTGGCCGTCATCTTCCGGAAATGCGGTGGAAGTGAGGGGCCGTATGTTGGATATAAGCACCCCGCTTGAAACAAGCGTAGCACTTACATCAGGTTTTAAGAGGGCCCGGATCTCTTGGTCTATGTCGTCTACTATATCGGGGTCTATGGAGTTGTCAAACACACCCACTACATCTATGATCACTACGGGTGAGGTTACAAACCCGGCCTTGTGGCTCTGGTCTGTTTCCGACTCCACTCGGATCACTACATGGTGGGTCGCTTCCGAAATGGCTACATCTTCCTTGTACACGTTTACGCTTATGTTCTCATTGAGAGCATCGTAGTAAGCCTGACGTATTTTTTTTGAGACGTTATCCATTGATGACACTTTGCATTACACTGTTGACCTGTGCGATAATGAGGGGGCCGTGCTTATCGAGTTGCTTAAAGAAGAAGGGGTGTGGCTTGACACCATGCTTTTTTATCGACATCATGATTAGAAAAGCTACCCGCTCATTTTCCTTCTGCCTCGATTGGCGGCTGACACCTGTCCGTTTTCTGGTGTGGATGTTGAACCTGCCTTCACTAGCAAAGGAGGCGGCTATGCCTTTACGTTCCACCCATCGAAGGATGTTTTTGAAGAAGTCTTTACCCTCACCGCCTGAACCTCGAAACTGCGAAGCATCAATGCCCGGTATCGGTTGGAAATTCCCCTTCGTGCCAAACTCCTCGTAAGCAGAATAGGAAGAACCGCTGACCATTGACCACCCGCCCTCCTGGTTGCGTTTGGCGGTGATCTGGCCTTTCAGAGCTCCCATATCTACCGGTGCATCTGCCTTGGCGTCCCGCACCATATCCCTTACCCCCGCCTCTAGGGTCTTGTCCACTACTTTGGGAAGGTTCTTGACTACGCCTGTCACGTACGCCTGTACTTCCTTGAGTCCGTTTACTTTGACCTGGGCGCCCATTACTTACACTCCACGGTTAAGGTGTAATAGAAGTCCTTTTCCTCCACCCTTTTTTTTGAAAGAACTGTGAGTCGCTTACCCCGGTAGACTACCTTCCAGAGCGCATCCACCTGTAGGTGAATTGAGCGCAGTTTTATGTAGTACACCTGGCTTACTTTGGTTTGAAAGTTTTCGTACACTCGTCCATCCTGAGCTAAATCCCTTTGCGTGATCTCGGCATAAGCGGTATAGCGTTGAACCAGTGTATCAGCAAGTGAACCCGCTTGGTTTTTACCTTGCGTCCACTTTTCTAAGATGATTGGTTTTCTATCTGCTATGCCAGCCATGCGTTGCGATTGAACTCTGATGTTTGAAATACAAATCCTTTCAATTCCTTGTCCCCCCGGTTCTCATACCAGTACGTCACCATACGCAGGATTTCATCCTTTAACCCTTCGGGTACCTCTTCGTACCCGGCCTCATAGACCAATACCATCTTTTCATAACAAGGGCTTTCCAGCTCGATAAAGTCGTTATACGCCTCTTCTGCTTCCGAATACCCCAAGATGGTATAATCGGTGATCGCAGTGCCGCTTTTGTCTTTTAAAGAGGTAATGCTTATCACAGGGCCTTGCGGTATTTCAATGTCTCCTGCCTGGTTGGTAAGTACGGCACGTAGGTTTTTAGGGACTATAGATATGCCATACATCGTTTCCAGCTTTTTGCGGGCAGACACAATCAGCCGCTCGATCAGTTCATCATCTTCGGTGAAGGCGGTAGCCATACTTTCATCCACATCCTGAAGTCCTTCCAGCCTCATATACGACTTTACTTCCTCCACGGTAATGGGCTCTGTTACGTCTCCCGATTGATCGGTGATGTCCTTGACCGTATGTACTAAATTGTAGTGCTGCATTGTTACTGGAAAATGGGACGGGTTTTCCGGGCTACCCGCCCCTTTTATTTACTAATCCTTTTTTTAGCTTTCGTTACCCAAATCGGCGTAGGTAGCTGATTGCGGCAACATCAGGTTGATGTCTTCGTAGCACTCGATACGGGCCGTGATCTTGTTTTGCTGCACGTTCTTGTAGTCCTGCTCGAAGAATTCCACTACCACGGATTCCACTTCGACTCTTTCCAGGTAATCCCGATCGAAGATCAACACCTTGTCTGAAGCGGCCCAGGAGGCAGGGATGACGGGTACTCCGTTGACCTGCAAAGCGCCGTTGGAAAGACTCAACACGCCGCCAGCACCCTGGTAGTTACCGGTATCGAGCAGCGATTTATTGATCCGGGCTACCGACTCATTATTCATGATGATGTAGGAAGGGGCAAAGTCAGCGTCCGACAAAGCGGCCAGGTAATCCATGATCTGCTTGATGTCGGCGGTTTCGCTCGTTGTGGTGCTACCGGTAGCGGCGGCAACAACGGCGTCCCAGAATACGCTATTTTCTTTTTTGTAGAAGTCCCTGAGTAACAGGCGAGGCAGGGTGGATTGCATCCAGGGCAGGGAGCGGGCCATTTGCTTGGAAAACCGCGTAAAGCCGGCGATGTAATCGTTCACCACTTTCACCTCCGTGAAGTCGTAGTCCCGCTGGTCTTTGTCGGC